ATCTTCAATATATCACCTTATTTAGTTAGAATGGCATCAAGACCAACAGCAACATTTAATGATGGTTTGGTTCGATGGGATGACATTCAATTTACACTACATGACCCCATAAGTCCATCTATGTCACAAACAATTTATGAACTTATAGGTACAGAAATACTTTATAGTCCGATGGTTATAAAACTTCAAATGTTAGGACCTGTTGGAGATGTAATTTCAGATTGGTCAATATGGGGAGCAATTAATTCGGCCGATTTTGGTGATTTAGACTACAGTTCTGATGAATTAGCGGATGTTACATTAAACATGAGTATATCAAATGTTATATTAAATTATTAAATTAATTTTGTAATTTAATTTTTTTTGTTTATACTTTATCTATTATAAAAAACATATCATATCATTGTATCACAATGTACAATGGTATAAGACGGAAGTTGTTGGTGTACGCTTCCGTCTTTTTTATTTCCAAATTTTGTTATTTCAATTTTTTTTGTTTATACTTCCTATTATGTCATCAATAGCAATAGAATATGTGCCAGTTATCGATATTTTAGAAGATATTCTAGGTGAACATCGAATGCATAATGATTATAAGGGTCAAATATCTTTTGATTGTCCCGTTTGTTCATATGATATTAAAGGTTTGGATGATGGAGATGGTAAGGGAAACTTAGAGGTTAATTACAAACGAGCGGTTTATAAATGTTGGTCATGTGCTGAAACAAACAATACTCACGGTTCAATATATAAATTAATTAAAAAGTATGGAAATCAAAAACATCTGAAAAGATATGAGTTATTAAAACCAGAAGATGTTGAATTTGTACAACCAATTAAGAAAGAAGTAAAACTACCCCAAGGGTTTGTACCACTAAATAATGTTAGTTTAGGTATGAAGTTGTCACACCAATATAAACAGGCAATGACATACCTTAAAAAAAGAAACATAGATGATAAAATAATAAGAAAATTTAATATTGGGTTTTGTTATGATGGACACTATGAGAATAGAATTGTAATTCCATCGTATAATGAACAAAGAAAAATTAACTATTTTATTGCTCGTTCATATTTGTCCAAAACAAAAATGAAATATAGGAATCCTGATGTTCAAAAGGAGTTAATCATCTTTAATGAAAGTCTAATTGATTGGACTAAAAAGATTTATCTTGTTGAGGGTGTTTTTGATTCGGTTTTTTTAGATAACGCAATACCAATGTTAGGTAAATACATAAGTGATTTACTATATAGTAAAATATACGAGAATGGTAATGAGGTTACAATTGTTTTGGATGGGGATGCATGGAGTGACGCTGAGAAACTTTACCATAAAATAAATTGTGGTAGATTAATGGGTAAAGTTAATATCATCAAGTTACCAAAAGATAAAGATATTGCCGACTTACAAGGTAATTTACAAGATTATAAAGAATTTAAATTAGACTAATGGATTTACATAAAATAGCAGAAGAAATAAGAAACACTCTTGAGGAAAAAAGAAAAGAGTTAGAGTTAACCTTTATTGAGGAAGACCACATTTACTATATGAAAGATATAAATGGGAAAATTAGGTCAAATTTCCCTTCAGTATCCAAAGTATTAAAAAAGTTTTACATCCCATTCGATGCCGATACGAAGGCATTACAAATGAGTAATGGTGACGAATATGAGGCCGATATTCTATTAGAAAAATGGAAGAAAGCTGGTGATTATTCAACTAATTTAGGTAGTAGAGTACATTATGAATTAGAGTTTGATTTGATTGGTAGGTATAATAACTATAAAGAAATTAGACAACCTATATTTGAATGTGATGAGACCCAAATTGATAAGAGTGACCGAATGATTTCAGGTGGTAAAGAATTTATTAACCTAATGATTTCAAGAGGAGCGGTATTATTGGATACTGAGATAGTATTGGGTGACCCGGAATTGGAGTACACGGGACAACCAGATAAGGTTTGGTTAATGATGAATAAAACAAAAGATGATTTTGGTATTGTTGTTACCGATTGGAAAACAAACCAACCTAAAAACTTTTTAGTTCAACCATATACCGGTTGGATGAGTTCACCTTTTGATGAATATAGGGATACGGCGTTAACACATTATTTTATACAATTACCTTTGTACGCAAAATTGCTGATAAAGATGTTACAAAACACTAAATTTAAAGATGTAAAACTATTAGGTTGTGTTGTTACACATTTAAAAGAAGATGGTACATTTGATGAATATAAAGTACCGTCAGAAATAAGTCAAGGTGTTATGCAAATGGATATAAAACAATATTTAAAATGATAAAAAAAATAATTCACATTGCGGATTTACATATCAGAACATTTCAGTTACATGATATGTATAAAAAACAGTTTAAACTACTTTTAGAGGACATTAAGAAACAAGTTGAAGGTTATGACTATGATGAAATTAGAGTGGTAATTGCGGGTGACATTGCTCACCAAAAAATTAATGTATCTAACGAACAAATGTTATTAACATCATGGTTTTTTAAACAGATTGTCGATAAAATTGGTAAATTAATTATAATTCCGGGTAATCACGACTTTTTAGAGAACAACCACTCAAGAGTTGATAGTATAACACCTGTTGTGGAGTTATTAAACGACCCTAATATCACTTATTATAGAGATAGTGGTGTCTATGATGATGACAATGTTAAATGGGTTGTATATTCGTTATATCAACACAATCAAAGACCTGATTTTATAAAAGAAGATGATGGTTTATATGTTGGATTGTTTCACGGACCAATTCAAGGACTCTCAACCGACTTAGGGTTTGAATTTGACAACGCATATTCACCATTAAACTTTGTAAATTTAGACATTGTACTATGTGGGGATATACATAAGAGACAAATGTTTGATTTATCTAGTGGTGGTAGAGCATTTATGATTGGTTCACTAATTCAACAGAATTTTGGTGAAACGGTTAACTTCCACGGTTATGGAATTTATGATGTTGAGTCTGAAGAGTACACAACACATGATATTGATAACGAACAACCATTTTTAAATTTTTTGATGACAGATATTTCCGATATAGACAACAATGCAGAAGTCCTTCTTAACATTAGATAATGAATTTCTAAAATATTGTGAAATTAACAATATTATTGACCCTGAAAAATTAGCAAAAGAAATATTTCAGAAGGGATTCTCCATTATAAAATATGGTGAAACTCCTAATGGTTTAAAGGGTCAAAATACAATTATTGAAAAAGAAATAATCAAAGAAGTCATTAAAGAAGTTATCGTTGAAAAATTTGTAGATAGGATAGTTGAAAAACCAATTGAGATTATAAAAGAAGTAATTAAGGAGGTTCCGGTTGAGGTTATAAAAGAAGTACCAATTGAGATAAAAGGTGACACTCAAATTATAACTAAAGAGGTTATAAAAGAAATAACAGTTGATAAGATAGTTGAAGTCATCAATACAGATGAAGTTAATAGATTAACTGAGGAAAATAAAAAATTAAAAGAAGATTTAGACAAAATAACATCATCGTTAGAAGGTTTTGGCCGTAAGGGTAAACTAATGAAAGACAGTAATCTTTCATCATTATATGATGAATAGTTTTGTTTAGTCAATTTTTTTTTGTATAATTTAGCATTATGGAAAAGATTATATTTTGGGCGTTAGCCGCATATGGAATGAGCACCATTATTATATACGGCTCAATTTTCGAAGGTTTTAGAAATTTTATTCACCGATGGGGGAATAATAAATTAGCACCTTTACAAGGTCTTGGTAATTTTTTATCAGGATTAATAAAATGTATGTTATGTACATCAACATGGGTTGGGTTCTTTTTCTCAATTTCTCTTGGTGGATTAACATCACAACTATTCAATATTGGGTGGTTACCGTCAATTTTCTTTGATGGTATTTTTACCGCTGGTATTGTATGGGCAATAAACGGAATTGTCGAATTTTTTGAAGAGAATAGATTCGGACAACAATAAACTCATCCAATGGATGAAAGTGTAAAAAATTAAATTTAATGGCGTTTAAAAAAAACAATTATGACGATAGTAAAGTTAGAGAGTTCGGAATAAAATTCACAAAAGATGCATTCAATCTTTTATTTGAATCACACCCTAATTGTAAGGCAATTGACCTAATAGACCCAAATGATTATTCATTTGGTGTAGAATTAGAAAGAGGTGGGTGGTTAGGTAATTTTTGGGAAAACGATTATTCATTTGTAAGTGGAATGGCAATTAGAACCATAAATGTACCGATAAGAAAATTAAAGTATTGGTATAATACGGTCTACAACAAAAGAGTACCAAATAATGATAAAAACATATTCATTAGAACGAATAAGGATTTTACTCAGACTATTTTAATTAGACCTGAAATAATTAAAGATGAAACAAAAATACTTTTTACGGAGTTTAAACCAAAAAATAGTGATGAAATTGAAAAATGGATGTCATTTGAAGAAAAAAATGTTGAGACATACGATTTAATTGACAATATTTGGCAACTACAAAAAAAAAACAAAAAATGATTTATAAAAATCCTTATATAAAAGTAAATTGGCAAGACACACACGAAAATTTTACGCCAGAAAAAATAAGTAGAATTAAATCTTACTTTCAAAAAAAATATAATACCAAACATGTTCAAATAATAACAAAAGTTAGTACAAATGATGAGGATACTAAATTAGCTTCATTAGATATATCTGAGAGTATTTCTGATTACCAATATCAAAAAATGTTGATGAGGGATTTCATCAAAGAAAATAATATTACTATTGATATTGACCTTATTGACCGTTTAGATAATCGTGTTAATGAACAATTAACTAAAAAGAACGGAGGTAAAGTAAAATATAGTAAATGGAATATTAATAAAGTTGAATTCTCTAATTTTCTTTCTTATGGTAATGATAATGTAATTGATTTTACTGATTTACCCGGCATTACTGTTGTTGAATCTACACCTAAAAACTTTGGAGGTAAATCAACCGCAACAGTTGATTTGTTAATGTTCTTATTCTTTAATAAAACAACCAAAACTAAAACTAATTCTGAAATCTTTAATACATTTACAGATGTTGATGAGGTTAAAGTTAAGGGTTATATTAACATTGATGGTGATGACTACATTATTGAAAGAATAAGTACTCGTAAGAAAAGTAAAAGTGGTGATTATACTATCACCAATAAACTTGATTTCTCCAAAATAAATTCTGATGGTACTGTTGAGAACCTAACCGGAGAACAAAGAAGAGAAACTGAAGAGTTTATCGTAATGGCAATCGGTGATGAAGAAGATTTCTTATCGACCATATTGACCACAGGATATAATTTAGAAGAATTAATTGAATCAAAACCAACAGCAAGAGGACAAATACTAACTAAATTTTTAGGTTTAGAAACACTTAAAGATAAAGAAGACATTTGTAAAAGCATACAAACTGAATGGAATAAAAAATTAGTATCCAACAGTCACAATCTTGTTGATTTAGAAGGTGAAATCACACTATTCAAGGAGAGTATTGATAACAACAACAATGAGATAAAACGATTGTCTAATGAATTATCATCAACGGAAAAAAGATTAAAAAAATTAGAATCCCGTAAAGATGAAGTTCAATTAAAAAGAAATAATGATATTGACCAAGAGTTAATAAAAACAAATCCAGACCAAATCAAGAAAGACATTGGGACTCTTAATGTTTCAAAACAAAAAGCATTAACTGAAGCTAATTCTACCAATGTAAAAGAACCATCAAAATTTTACTTAGAAGAAGACCATCAATTAGTAAAAGATGAGATGAATGGTCTAATCGTTGAGGGTAGGGTTAATGCTGATGTAATTAAAAGAAATGAGTTATTAGTAAAACAATTAGAGGAAGGACAGATATGCCCAACTTGTAATCGTGCATTGGAGGATGTTGACCATACCGATGAAATCAATAAAATAAAACAATTGATTGAAAGTACCAACGGAATCCAAACTGAAAATAGAAAAAAATATGACGAATTAACTGAAAAAGAGAAAGTACTATCCGATTTGAAAAAAGAGTACGATGAGTATGAAAGAAACAAATTGAAAAAAACAAGGTACGAACTTGAATCTGACCAAAAACAAATGGAGATTGATAGGTTACAACTCAAACTTGACAACTATGACCGTAACAAACAGAAATTAGATGAGAATCAAAAAATTGATGGAGAATTAATTGGATTGAAAACTCAGATTGATACTGCAAAAGCGGATATTCGTCAATTTAATGGTAGTATTGAGAAATTGAAAGCAACTATTGTTTCATTAGGTGAAAAGATTAAAGTAAATGAGGAGTTGTGTGAAAAAATTAAAAAAGAAAATATAACACAGTCAATATTCAAAGTTTATCTAAGCGTGTTTGGTAAAAATGGTATATCAAAAATTATCCTTAAAAATATGATACCATTAATAAACCAAGAGTTATATCGATTATTGGTTGATAGTTGTTATTTCATTTTAGAATTAAACATTAACGATAAAAATGAAGTTGAATTTTTAATGATTGATACTGAAACTAGAGTAGTTAAACCATTGAATGCGGGTTCAGGATACGAAAAGACAATCTCATCATTGGCATTAAGAAGTGTACTTACTAAAATCTCATCTTTACCTAAACCAAACATAGTTGTTATGGATGAAGTATTTGGTAAAATCGCGGATGAGAATTTGGAAATGGTCGGAGAGTTCTTTAAAAAGATAAAAGGATATTTTGACCATATATTTGTAATCTCCCATAACTCATTAATACGTAATTGGTCAGATAATATTGTTATGGTTAAAAAAGAAGAGAATATAAGTTCAATTGATTTTATTACTCTAAAAATTTCTTAATATCAAAAAAAATAATTACTTTTGTAAAAAATAAATAATATGACATCAAAAATTTATAATGAATTCGGACTGTTCGCAAAGGACAAAGGAATAAGTGGAATGAACCTACATCATTTCAATAAACAGATAGAGGATAATATGACTCCGTACATTTTAGAGGAAAGAAGTATGAATGTAACCGTCATGGATGTGTTTTCACGTTTAATGA